CTGAAGGCGACGATCGAGGGCACCGCCGGGGCTACGGCCTGGCCGGTGGCCGTCTCGGATACGGCCGCGCTGCCGTTCGTCGTTTACTCCCGGGAATCCACCGAGCGGCCCCTCCAGACCAGCGGCCTGACGGGATACGCGGACGGGGAGTTCGCCCTTGAGGTCTGCGGGGCTTCATGGACATCCGCCCGGGCCGTGGCTGATGCCATTGTCGGCGCTGTCCAGAACTTTTCCGGGACTGCCAACGGGGCCATCATCGACCACGTCCACGTTTCGGCTGACCGTGACGGCACCGCCGTCTACCTCACCGAGGGGCAGGACATGCCCACCTACTTCGTGATCGAGTTGCAGATCTTCATCCGCTGGAGAGAGTGAACCATGGCCGTCGTGCCCGCAGTTATCGACACGATGCAGGGGCTGACGTTCTCTTTCAACGGGATCGAGTTCCGCGGCACGAACATCAAGCGGAAGGAATCACGCCCGCTCGTCGAGGTTTCGGACTGCTCCCAAGCGGTCGACTCGTTGCGAAAGTATCAGGCCGAGCCGCTCGCCACCGGCGATGAAATCAGCCTTGAGTATTTTGGCAAGAATCCGCCCGCCAAAGGAACGAAGTACGCGATCTCCTGCACCGGCTTGGGCATCACCGGCAACGCCTTCTGCACCGATGTCGAAGAGGGCGGATCGGTCGGTGAATACGTCAAGGGGACGGCCACCTTCAAGATCACTGGGTGATCCGGAGGGGCGGTCATGCCCGACATTCCATCCTCCCAGGACGTTGCCGTTTCGTTTGGCGGCACCGCGCTCGGAAACGTCATCGGATTTTCTGGCCAATATTCCGTCACGTCTGTCTATGACGCGACCGGACAAGGGGCAACGATCACCGGCACGGCCGGCAACGCTCGGATCACGAGGAAACTCGATCCGACGATGGTCGACCCGGGCCGGATGGAGTTTAGAGCGCTTGGGAATGCTTCCCTTTCACGCTCAGACATTGGCCGAAAAGCAACGCTCTTGTTCTACCTCGACGGAGCAACGCTCTCCGTCACGGCATTCCTGGCCGACTATCGCCTTGAGGGCACGCGCGGCCAGCTGCTGGAGTCTTTCTATTCCTTCCAGTTCACCGGAGATAACTGATGGCCCTGAATACGAAAGATGATTTCCTGAAAGCAGCAAGCCGCGGTCAGCCAATCCGCCTGACGCTGCGATCGTGCGGCGAAGATGTTTTCCTCCTCGACCCTGCGGCAGATTTGCGAGACGAGTTCGATATGTGGGCGCGCGACAGGAAGGAAAATCTGTCCGGCGTGCGCGGTGTCGTCGCCTCGCTCTTGCTGTGCGATGAAGGTGGGAAACGGATGTTCTCGATTGCTGACGCACCGGCGCTAGGCGAGATGCGTGCCAACGTGCTCTCGGAGATTTTCGACCGCGGAACGATGCTTCTCGGCATGACAGACAAGGAGGTGGAAGATCTTGCGGAAAAATGAAAAGCCAGCCGTTCGAGTTGTTCATGGGCCGGCTGGCTCTTGCGTGTGGTGAATGGGACATCGAGGCCTTCAAGGCCAAGATACCTATCCGAATTGTGAACTGGTGGATGGCTTATTGGCAGTGCGAGCCGTGGGGGGCCGAGTGGCACCGCAGCGGCAAACTGGCGACTGCCGTGGCTGGTGCTATTGGTAGCAAAGTCTCTGCAGATTTCATCGACAAGTTCCTTCCTACTTACCGCGAGACGCCGCAGACCAAAGAGCAAATGATCGAGCAGCTTCGCGGGATCCCGATCTTTGCGGAGCAGATGGCGAAAAAGGGGATATGAATGGCGGCAATTGGCAAAGTCTCTGCGATTTTCACGGCATCGACAGCCGGCCTTACAGCCGGCTGCAGTCGCGCTGTTCAGTCGCTCGCCAGCGTCGAGCATTCGCTCGCATCCCTACGCACCGGAATGGCCGCCTTGGTGACGATTTCCGGGGCTCGGTTCATGGCAGACCTTGCTGCGTCCGCTTCTCTCGCTGCCACTCGCATGATGGACATGGGCAAGCAAGAGGCCGAGTTGATCGACTCCACAAGCAAACTCGCGGCACGGCTCGGGACGACATACCGCGAAATGGCTGGGATTGGCTTGGCGGCTGATCTTGCTGGCGTCAGCCTTGGGACCATTGGGAAAGCAATGACGAAAGCGGACGTTGCTTTCGTTCGAGCCTCCGAAGGATCTGCGATCGCCAAACTAGCGTTCGACGGCATCGGGGTCTCGCTCGATTCGCTCCAGAACACCACCGCCGCTGAGCGTTTTTCTCGGATCGCAGACGCTATCTCAGCGATCCCGTCGGAGGCAGAGCGTGCCGCCGCATCGATTCGGCTTTTCGGCAAGGCTGGCACCGAGCTGCTTCCGCTGTTTGCCGACGGGGCCAAGGGAATTGGCGAAGCGACGAAAGAGGCTCGCCTGTTTGGCATTGCCCTGACAAACGCTCAGGGCCGCGATGTCGAAGGAATGAACGATGCCTTCACTCGAGCGGCAACAGCTGTGCGAGGAATCGTTGTCCAGTTCACGGCACGACTCGCGCCGACGATCCAAAACATCACCGATATGTTCACCAAGTTCGTCACATCCGCTGGGACGATGCAGATCGGGCAGGGCATTGGCGATGCACTCATTGCCGGCTCCTATGCTTTGGCGTCCGTCGGTGACCACGCTATCGAAGGGTTCCGGAATGTCTTCGGGCTACTTGCCGACATCGGCACATCGTGGGAAACGGTGTTCGACGCCGGCAAGGTGGCTGCCGGGATGTTCGACACCGCCGCCGGAGCGCTGAAGGGAGTGATCGCGTCCATCGGGTTCGCTCTCACTGGTGCCATCACTGTGGCCCTGCAGGGTGTTCAGACAACGCTCCAGGCGGTGGGGATGTCTTCGCGTGGGCTTGATGCCAGCCTTGCGGCCATGAAGGCTTTCACGGCATCTCTCGGAAGCTCTGCCGTCGCTGGATTCAATTCAGCGGGCACAGGTGCGGGCAACATTTTTGGCGCTGTCTCTGGCGAGAAAGTAGCCCGCCAGATGGAACGTCCACTGACGACCATGTTCGAAACGGCCGTCCGGTCTGGCTTGTTTCGCGCTCAATCGTCAATGAAACAGACGGACTTTGCCGCGCGTCTCAATGTGTCAGGAGGCGCAGGCGCGGCTGGAGTTGGGGCGATGCAGCAGTTCTCACCGGGGCTATCCACGCAAGCCGTGAATGCAACGTCGATCAATTCCCGAGAGGGGATCGCTGAGATGCTGCGGTTCATTCGCGGCGAATCGAATGACGACGTCGCCCACGAACAACTCGACGTTCAACGAGAGATCGCCAAAAACACTGCCGCCATGGCCAATATGCAAGACGACATCGCGTTCGAGATTGCTGGAGGGTACTGATGGCCGTCGTCTCCTACGTCGAAACCACCAAGGGCACAGGCGTCACCGGGCGCTTCGGTGAATCGTTCGTATTCGTCAGGAAGTGGAAAGTCCGGGTCGATGATCCGTTTACCTCCAAGACGCTGATCGCCAGGGCCCCCGGCATCGGCTACGGCACCGCTCACCCGGACTTCGGCAATCACAAGGCGATGGAGTTTGAGGCGGCCGACGACGACGAGTCTGGCCTCTGGTGGACGGTGACGGTTCGGTACTACATCCCGCCGAAGGTCGTCACGCCGGACACAGCAACCAACCTCCCGAAGGACGTTTGGAACGCCAACGGCACGACCGCCACGGCTCCGGTGTGGCTCGACAAGGATCAAAAGTGGGTCGTCAACTCTGCCGGCGATCCGCTCGAGGGGCTGGAGCGGGAATACACCGAGTTCTCATGGACGCTCACGAAGAGCTACACCGACGATTCGTGGAAGACGACGGCCAGGACGTGCAGCGGAGCCGTCAACTCCGCTGCGTGGGACGGGGCCGCCGTCCGCTCTGTGAAATGCGCCTTCAAGAGCGCTCAGCGGAAAGAGCTGGCCTACTCGAGCTCAAGCGCCAACACCACCATCCCGTACACCGAGACCGTCTGGGAGTTCTCCTACCGCGCTGAATCCTGGGACTTCCAAGTCTGGGATGTTGGGTTCAATCAGCGGGTGACGAGCTCCGGCGCACCATCGTCCACCGGCACCTACCGGGCCGCGATCCTCGGCGTCGAGGGCAGGCCGGTGAAGCAGCCTGTTCCGCTCGGGAACGGCATCGCCCTCTCGCCAGGGGCCACGCTGAACTACCTGACGTTCCGCGTCTACAAGGAAGTCGATTTCGCCACCTACTTCGGGAGTCCGGCGTGAAGACCAGCCCCCCCGGAGTCAGCCGCGGTGAGCGTGTCGGCTTCACCAGAAGCGCGGCCCGCCGGATCGCTAATGTCGTCCTCGGCTTCGAGGGTGGATTCCGCCGCGCCCCTCCGGTTCACAACCGAATGGGCTCGGGC